GGAGTTCACCTTCAACTTCAAGGTCGAGAACATCAAGATCATTCCTGGTGCTTATGACGTGGTTGTGTCAGAAAAACTACTGTCCCAATTCAGCAACAGCAAGTACAATCTGCAGTATTATATTGCTCTTGAACCCGATTCTACGTTTGTCTGATGCAATTCCCACTTTATTTGACTTCCGAAGGAAAGCAAATATTAGATCTGGTAGCAAAAGCACACTTCAATATTCGTGAGAATATTTCCTGGTGTGCTGATGGAAGTTATTATGGTGCAACTATCAAAGAAAATAAAACCTTCTTTATTTGCACCAAAACTATCCTCAAAGGATCTGATCCAAAACGATATTTAAATGAAACGGTTTATCATGAAGCGGTTCATGTTGCCCAACAATGTAAAGGTAGAAATCATCTTAAACCAATTGGAATTCCAATTAGTCAAATGCCTTTACCCTCAAATAAAATGGTCGATATTCAAGCATCAATTCGTCTAACAAAAAACAAATCTATGAGGCAAACAGAGCATGAAGCATTTTGGTTAGAGGATAAACCAAAACAAGTCATTTATTATTTGAAAAAGTTCTGTTTTTAATTATGAACATCTTTGTAACTGATGTGTCCCCCAGTAAGTCTGCTCAAGTACTTCCTGATAAGCACGTCGTGAAAATGCCCCTAGAGACCTGTCAGATGGTTTCTATTATCTTCTCCAAGTGGTACTATGATTGGGGTACAATCAATAAGGTAGATGGCACTCCTTACAGTACAGAGAAGGGTGCATTTCGCAATCATCCCTGTACCAAATGGGCAGCAGATAATCACTACAATCTTGCCTGGTTGATTACACATGGAATACATTTATGCTTTGAGTACGAACATCGGTATGGCAAACGACACTCTTGTTTGGGCACTCTAGAAGAAGCAATGGTAATCTTTCATAACAATGCTAAGATTTCCATTTCAGAGCATACTAATGTAAAAGAATTCACTCGGGCAATGCCTGATGAATATAAACTTGATGATAGCATTGATACTTTCACTGCTTATAAGATGTATATTGCATCTAAACCCTGGGTGTGCGATAATTATCTTCGTGACCCTAATAGAAAACCTGATTGGATTTAAAAAAATGAGATCAACTGATGGATTTATACATCCACAATATCCACGATTAAGTTGGTTGAGAATTATTGGTAATGCATTTTTTATTTTTGGATATGCAGTAATTCTTTTTAATAGTATTCAATTTGGAATTTATTTTAGACTGATTGGTAATGTAATATCATTTCCATATTTTTATAAAGTGAAGATGTGGGACATGATGACTATCCGTACTTTTTTTGCTATTATAGAATTGGCAAAACTTATTGAAATTTTCTTCTTTTAATTATGAGCAAAACTGACTTTATTTGGGTAGAGAAATACCGCCCAAAGACTATTGAAGATTGTATTCTCCCTGAGAATATTAAAAAGACCTTTAGTGATTTTCTAAATAAAGGCGAAATTCCAAATATGCTTCTTTGTGGTCCTCCTGGTGTGGGTAAGACTACAGTAGCAAAAGCACTATGTAGTGAATTGGGAGTAGATGTTTATGTCATTAACGGATCCGACGAAGGTAGATTCCTTGATACTGTCAGAAACAATGCGAAGAACTTCGCTTCGACCGTCTCACTTTCGTCAGATGCTAAGCACAAAGTCGTTATCATTGACGAAGCAGATAACACAGGGAACGACGTACAACTCCTCCTACGGGCGTTTATTGAGGAGTTTGCTGGTAACTGTCGATTCATCTTCACCTGCAACTACAAAAATAAAATCATCGAACCTCTTCATTCCCGATGTGCAGTTGTTGAGTTTGGAATCAAGGGAAAGGAAAAATCCCAACTTGCGGGATCATTCTTCAAACGTCTACAAGACATCTTGGATAAAGAAGGTGTCCGATACGATCCTAAGGTCCTTGCCGAACTGATATCGAAGCATTTTCCTGATTGGAGGCGGGTTCTCAACGAATGCCAGAGGTATTCTGTTGGTGGTGAGATTGACAGTGGTATTCTTGCGTCCTTTTCTGATGTTGCCGTAAATGATCTTATCACCCATCTCAAAGATAAGAATTTTGCTGAAGTCCGAAAGTGGGTGGTCGCCAACTTGGACAATGATTCTTCTGTAATTCTTCGCAGGATTTATGACGCATGTTATACTTGTCTTTCACCCCAAACTATTCCTGCTGCCGTTCTTATTATTGCTAAGTACCAATATCAAATTGCGTTCGTTGCTGACCAAGAAATCAATCTCTTAGCAGCACTCACAGAGATTATGTGTGAGTGTGAGTTCCAATGACTTATAAGAATCTAAAAGAAGAACCAGTAAAGACGACTCCCCAGAATGTGAAAGAGGCAAATCAAGCACTCTTTTACTCCAAAATGAATCTTCCTCAGGCAGCAAAGCATTGTGGAATGACTCACAAAGAAATGAAATTGACCTTTTTTGAATATCTAAAGTATCACCCTATTAATTATGAAAACAACTAAGCATAAAAAAAATTGGGAAGCATATTGCAAAACTTCTCACAATAATATGTGTGCTAATATTGGAGATTGGGGAAAACCTGATCATTTTCGACCAATTACTAGAACTTTTTACATAAATGTTTTTGATTGTGCATCTATCAATCATCTTGGATTGATTAGTGAGGAAGCAATTAATAATCCCACTGAAAGAACTCATGATCATTGCTTATCTCCACAATTTATTGGAAGAATGGTTATGGATAATCCAAAAATTTATTTAGATAATTATGATAATTTTAAACGGATATTTTGGTTGGGATGTTCTACAATTACAGTGACAAAAAAAGAAAATACTTCTCTTAGTTTGCTAACAGTCAATGATGGATATGATTATAAAGTGCATGTTCCAACTAATTTAAAATATAATCATTTGGATATCAAATTGTACGAAAGAGTTGGTAGTTTTTGGAAAAATTCCATTCCTATAAAATCGAATATTATTGATGTCCCACAAGAACTTCTAGACTATGAAAAAAGATTTTTGGTAAATTGATATGCTATCTACTGATGATGCAATTTGGGCAGCAGATCAATTTATAGAATACTATTCTAAGTTTAATCGTATTGATGATTATCTTCGATATGTTAAAAAGAGTAGAACCTATAATGCTTCTGGAAAATTATTTGGACCAGAAGATGCGATTTTTTCTAACTTTGATTTGCATCCAAATGATATGTCATTTTCAATTCATGAGGTAGATACGAATCCCAAAACAACGTCTAAGTACAATCAAGATATTTACTCAGAAATATTAAATGATACTGCTTCAAATCCTATTGAGGAAGCAATTCCTGGTAGAACTTTGAAATGGATTGTGACTGAGGATACAACAAATAAAATTATTGGGGTAGTCCGTTTTGGGTCTCCGACGATTAATTCAAAACCAAGAAATGATTATTTTGGTGAAGTTCTTTCACTTTCCAGAATTAACAGTGAGTTTGTAATGGGATTCAATATTGTTCCTGTTCAACCATTTGGATACAATTATCTTGGTGGAAAACTTCTTGCTCTTTTAGCATCTTCTAATGAACTCAAACGACAATTTGATCGAAAATATGGAATTGATCTTCAATACTTTGAAACAACTTCATTATATGGTACAACGAAAGGAGTATCCATGTATGACGGTCTCAAACCTTATATTCGACACATAGGAGATACTGAAAGTAATTTTCTTCCACTTTTCCATGATGATTACTTCAGGGAAATGTTCTGGTGGTTTAATAATACTGCCAATGGGGGTGAAAGATTGATTTCTGCAGATAAGTCTTCAAAGAAACTGAAGATTCAAACTAAGATGATTTCTATCATTCGAAATTCTCTAAAAGGTCATTCTAAATTGGATGAATTTAATTCTTGCATTGAACATGCAAAGACTCTAACTGAAAAGAAGAGATACTATTTTTCTAAATTTGGTTATGAACCTGAACAAGTTATTGAGTGGTGGAAGAAAAAGGCATCTAAAAGGTATGAAAAATTAAAGTCCGAAGGTCGTCTTAGGACTGAACTTGAATTATGGAAACATGGTAATGATTTGGAGATTATTCGATGACTTATGAATTGAAGGACTGGTTGAACTCAATCAATCAAACAAAAAACAATATTATGGATGAAGATCCTTCATCAGAAAAAGAATATGCTCCATACATTATTAATCGCTGTTTCTCTGGACATATTGATTGTTTGATGTATGCAAATGAAATGAATAAGTATCATTTCCTTTCTAAAAAGATGCAGTATGACTTTTTTATAAATATTCTGAGGACTAAGAAGAGATTTTCTCCTTGGCTTCGTAAAGATACGATCAAAGATCTTGATTATGTGAAACGTTACTATGGTTATAGTAATGAGAAAGCAAAACAGGCTTTGAGGATTCTTACTCAAGAACAACTAACATTTATTAAATCGAAATTTGAAACTGGAGGAACAAAATGAGCGTAGTTCAAGAACCTATTGTAAATTGGACACCTGACCAAATGGTTGAAGTGATCCTAAATGAACCTGATGATTTTCTTAAGGTTCGTGAGACTTTGACTCGTATCGGAGTTGCTTCACGTAAGGAAAAGAAAATTTATCAGTCTTGCCATATTCTACACAAACAAGGCAGATATTATCTTGTGCATTTTAAAGAATTGTTTGCCCTGGATGGTAAACATGCAAATCTTACGGTAAATGACGTTCAACGTCGTAATCGTATTGCTCAGTTGATTGCAGATTGGGGTCTGGTAGAAATCGTTGATGTTTCTAAGATTTCCGATATTGCACCACTGAATCAAATCAAAGTTCTTTCTTATAAGGATAAGGGAGATTGGATTTTGGAGACGAAGTACAATATTGGTGCCAAAAAGAAGCGCACAGAAGAGGAAACCGAATAAGAAAGTGGGGAGAACACTCCCCATTTTTTGAAAGATAATGGTGTGTTTATTTTGAAATGTAAAAATTTTATTTCTTCCGGCACAATTATGCAAAAAGAATTGATTATGAAAATTTCGTCTGCCTACAAAAACTTTCAATCTGAAAGCACTGCTTCTGGTGATGAATTTGAACGAATTGTTAATGAAGATTTGATTAGTAAAGGATATACTATTCTTGAAACGAATGTAAAAATTTCTGATATTGGAATTAACGTTGATTATATTGCAGAAAAGGATGGAATCAAAGAATATGGGGAAGCTAAGGGTGGGAAGTCTGGTGGAAAGAAACGTCCAGGTGCTCAACGAACTGATAATGTGAAGAAGGCAATCTGCAATGGCGCTCTATTGAACGCAAAGTATCCTGATAGAAAGTATGTTATTTATTTTTCCGCAAAACCGAAAGAAGGAAATTCGTCTGATGAAATGATTAAAACTGCTATCGAGTATGGGTATGTTGATGAAGTTAGGTATTTGGAGTATTGATATCCGAATAAAAATGAGCGGGGAACAACACCTCGCTTTTTTTATGTTCTCCAATATATACTAATGATGTTGCCTTCGGGGACATTATTAACTTACAGACGCTTTAAGGAGGTCTATCATGTTTGGGACAAGTTCACTTACACTCTCAGTACCAGAAACTGCAAAGTATCTGATGGAGATTCAAAGAAATAGTATTGGAATGGATGAGTGGTTTAAAAGATTTGATACTGCGTTTGAGACGCATACGAACTATCCACCATATAATCTAATCAAAGAAAGTAGTATTGACTTCAGATTAGAAATTGCACTTGCCGGATACAAAAAAGAAGATATTGAAGTCACCACCGAATGGAATAAACTCTTTGTGCAAGCAAAGAAAGCGGATGATTCTGAAGATCAATACCTACATCAGGGATTGGCAAAGAGAGCATTCACACGCACCTGGACTCTTTCTGATGATGTAGAAGTTAAAGATGTTTCATATGTCAATGGATTACTGACTGTCAAATTAAACAGAGTTATTCCAGAGCATCAAAAAAAGAAGGTGTACGAACTTAAATAAATACTGTGGGGCTACTCACAAATTATTGTTGCCGCAAGGGGAGTAACTGGCAAAATCCAGTTGACACTCCCCCATTTTTTTGCTATAATGACTTGAGAGGAAAACTTAAAATGTCTGTAAAGATCGCTCTATTAAAATCTGGAGAATCAGTAATTGCTGATATTAAGGAGTTAGTTTCTGATGAAAAGGTATGTGGATATCTTTTTACAAATCCACATAAAATGGAAGTCAGCAACTCACTTTATCTGACTGAACAACAACTAGGATCTGAAGATGGAACGGTTAGCGTTACATTTTCTTCTTGGATTCTTTTCACTAGTGATAATGAGATTCCAGTTCGTCCTGATTGGATTGTAACTATTGTTGAACCAGTTAAATCTATTAAAGAAATGTATGAGGAAAAGGTAAATGGAAAAACAAGTGAAGTGTCTTCTCTTGAAGGTTGACACAGTATTAATTACTGAAATTGTTGAAGTTGGTTCTGAACTTGGAGAACCCGATTGTAAACTGATTAATCCATATGAATTTTTCAGTGAAGATGATCTTCGTCGTTGGACTGAAGGCATTACTAATCAAACAGAATTCATGATTCATTCTGATAGTATTCTTACTATTGCAGATCCAACACCCGAAATTATTCAAAAGTATCTTGAACTAACTGCATAATGCGCTTCTACACAAACGTCCAGATGGTCGGGGATCACTTCTTAGTTCGTGGTTATGAAAATGGAAAACATTTCATGACTCGTGAGAAGTTTTACCCGACTCTTTTTGTCCCTTCAAAAAAGAATACTGAATATAAAACACTTAATGGTGAATATGTTGAACCAGTTCAACCTGGTTCTGTAAGAGATTGTAGAGAGTTTATTAAGAAGTATGATGGTGTAAAGGGATTTGATATTTCTGGAAATGATCGATATATCTATCAGTATATTTCTGAGATTTATCCTGAAGATGAAGTTAAATTTGATATTAGTAAAATTAAAGTTACAACAATCGATATTGAGGTTGCATCGGAGAATGGATTTCCTGATGTAGAAAGTTCGGCGGAAGAAGTGCTTCTGATTTCAATTCAAGACTACAATACAAAACAGATTCGTACTTGGGGTCTTGGTAAATTCAACAATCAGCAAAAGAATGTAAACTATCGTTCTTTTACGAACGAATATGATTTGTTGAACGACTTTATTGGTTGGTGGATGATTGAGGAGAATACTCCCGAAGTTATTACTGGTTGGAATAGTGAACTATATGACATTCCATATTTGGTTCGTCGTATAGATCGTGTTCTTGGTGAAAAACTAATGAAACGTATGTCGCCGTGGGGTCTGGTAACTGAAAGTGAAAAATTTATTTCTGGACGTAAGCACATTGCATATGATATTGGTGGAGTAAGTCAACTTGATTACCTGAATCTTTATAAGAAGTTCACTTATAAAGCGCAGGAATCCTATCGTCTTGATCATATTGCAAGTGTGGAACTTGGACAACAAAAGTTGGATCACAGTGAGTTTGATACCTTCAAAGACTTCTATACAAAAGGTTGGCAGAAGTTTGTAGAATACAACATCAAGGACGTGGAACTTGTTGACCGTATGGAAGACAAGATGAAACTCATTGAACTTGCTTTGACAATGGCATATGATGCTAAGGCAAATTATGCTGATGTGTTTTCTCAGGTTCGTATGTGGGATACGATTATCTACAACTATCTGAAGAAGAAGAATATTGTGATTCCTCCAAATGTGAGGTCTGATAAGGATTCTAAGTATGCCGGTGCTTATGTGAAAGAACCAATTCCTGGTGTATATGATTGGGTGGTGAACTTTGACCTTAACTCACTATATCCTCACTTGATTATGCAGTACAATATCTCACCAGAAACTTTGGTTGAACAAAGGCATCCTTCTGTAACTGTTGATAAGATTCTGAATCAAGAGATTGATTTTGAACCTTATAAGGAGTATGCTGTTTGTGCAAATGGTGCGATGTTCCGTAAAGATGTTCGTGGTTTTCTTCCTGAACTGATGGAAAAGATCTATAAAGATCGTACCATTTATAAGAAGAAAATGATTGTGGCAAAGCAAGAATATGAAAAGAAAAAGACAAAGGCATTGGAAAAGGAGATTGCTAGGTGTAACAACATCCAAATGGCAAGGAAGATTCAACTTAATAGTGCTTATGGTGCTATTGGCAATCAGTACTTCCGTTATTTTAAACTAGCAAATGCTGAGGCAATCACTCTTTCTGGGCAGGTTTCAATTCGTTGGATCGAAGAAAAAATTAACAAGTACTTAAACAAAATCCTAAAAACTGAAGATGTAGATTATGTTATTGCTTCTGATACTGATTCTATCTATCTTAATATGGGTCCTTTGGTTGACACTGTATACGAGGGAAGAGAAAAAACTACTGAGAGCGTTGTGTCGTTCCTTGATAAGGTCGCTCAGGTGGAACTTGAAAAGTATATAGAAAGTTGCTACCAAGAATTGGCGGACTATGTGAATGCATATGACCAAAAGATGCAGATGAAGCGGGAGAATATTGCTGATCGTGGCATTTGGACCGCCAAGAAGCGTTATATCCTGAATGTATGGGATAGTGAAGGTGTTCGTTATGATGAACCTAAACTGAAGATGATGGGTATTGAAGCAGTTAAATCTTCTACTCCAGCACCCTGCCGTCAGATGATTAAGGATGGTCTAAAACTGATGATGAGTGGAACAGAAGAACAGGTGATTGAATTTATTGATAAGTGTCGTGCCGAATTCAAAAAACTTCCACCAGAACAAATTGCATTTCCTCGCACGGCATCTGATGTTCGCAAATATCGCTCCCATTCGGACATTTATGCTAAAGGCACACCCATTCATATTCGTGGTGCGCTTCTTTTCAATCATTATATTAAGGAGAAGAATCTTACCAATAAATACTCACTTATTGGTAATGGTGAAAAGATTAAGTTTATCTACCTCAAAAAACCAAACATCATTCGAGAAAATATTATCTCTTTCATTCAAGACTTTCCTACAGAACTCGGTCTTGACAAATACATTGATTATGAACTACAATTTGAAAAGAGTTTTCTTGAACCACTAAAATCAATCTTAGATGCGATTGGATGGAATGTGGAAAAAACTGTAAACCTTGATTTATTTTTCTTTTAATGGATTTACCTATCAGCGACAAAGAACTGGATACAATTGTGAAAGCACTTGGATTTGGTGGTGATGCCGCCCTTTACCATAAATTGAAATTAGTTAGAGAACTTAAAGAACAAGGTTTGCCTTATAAAAAAATACTTCGTGAAGAGTATGGAATGGTTATATGAATCTTCCTATTGGTGAATCTGACTTTAAGTATATACTTGAATCAGTCAAATCAAATAAACAACTGTATAATAAATTGTGGACTTATTGGTTTAATTTAAAATATCAAAAGGGTAAATAATTATGGATTTTTTAAAAGACATTGTAAAAGAGATTGGTGGAGAATACACACAACTTGCGGCAGATATTGACGAGACTGAAACTTATGTGGATACGGGTTCGTACATCTTTAATGCTCTTGTATCTGGGAGCATCTTTGGTGGCGTATCTGGTAACAAGATTACTGCAATCGCAGGTGAAAGTTCTACGGGAAAAACTTTCTTTAGTTTGGCTGTGGTTAAAAATTTCCTTGATAATAATCCTACTGGATATTGCTTGTATTTTGATACTGAGGCTGCAATCACACGATCCCTACTGGAGAGTAGAGGCATCGACACAACTAGAGTCGTGGTGGTTAATGTTGTCACCGTAGAAGAATTTCGTGGTAAGGCACTGAAGGCAGTTGATCTTTACTTGAAGAAACCAGAAGGTGAACGTAATCCTTGTATGTTTGTTCTTGATTCTTTAGGAATGCTTTCAACTAGCAAGGAGATTAATGATGCTCTGAATGATAAAGAAGTGAGGGATATGACCAAATCTCAACTGATTAAGGGTGCATTCCGTATGCTTACTTTGAAACTTGGTCAAGCAAACATTCCAATGATTGTAACCAATCATACCTACGATGTTATCGGTGCTTATGTTCCTACTAAAGAAATGGGAGGTGGTAGTGGTCTTAAATATGCCGCTTCTACTATTGTTCATCTTAGTAAAAAGAAAGAAAAGGATGGAACAGAAGTTATTGGAAACATTATCAAGGCAAAGACTGCTAAGTCTCGTCTAAGTAAAGAAAATCAAGATGTTGAAATCCGTTTGTTCTATGATGAACGTGGTCTGGATAGGTACTATGGTTTGCTTGAACTTGGAGAACTTGGTGGAATCTGGAAGAATGTTGCTGGTCGTTATGAGATAGATGGTAAAAAACTTTATGCAAAGGAAATACTAAAAAATCCAGAGAAGTATTTTACTCCAGAAGTAATGCAGGCACTTGATGAAATTGCACGAAAAGAATTTAGTTATGGTGCATGAGAAATATTCGTATCATAAAAACTGGAGTTGATGTATCCAAAATACTAGAACAACTCAAACAATATCCGGAGGATTGGGGATCACAAAAAAATGTTCAAGACTCTGAACAATTAGATCCCACAGAATACACTGTAACTGTGGATGTCTTACAACTTATAATGGGCGGAGTTGAAACAGAAGACCAGTATGTCGGCAATACTGAAATCTGTATTCAAACTCCTGCATACGAAAAACACACTGAGATTCTTAATTACTTGGGAAAGTATTTTAAGAAACTTCGTCGTTGTGGATTTCTGGCACTTCCTGTTGGTGAAATTGTAGGTTCTCATATTGATGAAGGAACTTATTATCTTACAAAAGATAGGTATCACCTTTCCATTCAGGGAAAATACGAGTATACTGTTGGTGAGGAAACAGTGATTGTTGAACCAGGAACACTCTTTTGGTTCAATAATAAACTTCCACACAAAGCGGTGAATATTGGAGACAACGTTAGAATTACTTTTGTATTTGACGTGCCGCATCATAAACGAAATCTTTAATTGAAATAATGGAACGACTTGAACTTACGATTCTCCGAAATCTTGTTTATAATGAAGACTACTCTAGGAAAGTTATACCTTTTATACAACCTGAATATTTTGAGCAAAGGTCTGAAAGAGTAGTCTTTGAGGAAATCGTTCAGTTTATTGTCAAATACAACTCCGCAATTACAAAAGAAGCACTTGGTATTGAGATTGAGAACAGGACTGATTTAACCGAATCTGAAGTTAAAGATATTCGTGATGTGTGTGAAACACTGAATGATTCGGTAGTGGAGAAGCAATGGTTGCTAGATACTACTGAGAAGTGGTGTCGTGACCGAGCAATTTATCTTGCTCTGATGGAATCGATTCATATTGCCGATGGAAATAATGAAAAAAAGAATAGGGACGCAATTCCTAGCATTCTTTCCGATGCCTTAGCAGTATCGTTTGATAATAATATCGGTCACGACTATCTTCAGAATTATGGGGAGCGTTATGAATTTTATCACCGCAAAGAAGATAAGATCGAATTTGATCTGGAATATTTCAACAAAATCACGAAAGGTGGCATACCTAATAAGACTCTCAATATTGCTCTCGCTGGTACGGGAGTCGGCAAGTCCCTCTTTATGTGCCATGTTGCTAGTTCCGCCTTGCTACAGGGTAGGAACGTACTCTACATCACTCTTGAAATGGCGGAAGAGCGAATTGCGGAAAGAATTGATGCAAACCTTCTCAATGTCCCGATTCAGCAATTGGTTGATCTCCCACGTTCCGCATTTGAGAACAAAGTAACAAGTCTGTCCAAGAAGACGCAAGGAACTCTTATAATTAAGGAGTATCCTACTGCTTCGGCACACTCTGGTCATTTCAAGGCACTCTTAAATGAACTTGCTCTTAAGAAATCATTCCGACCTGATATTATTTTCATTGACTACCTTAATATTTGTGCTTCCAGTAGGCATAAGGCAAATGGGTCTGCAAATTCTTATTCTTATATTAAATCAATCGCAGAAGAGCTTCGTGGATTGGCAGTCGAATTCAATGTTCCAATTGTTTCCGCTACCCAGACTACTCGTAGTGGTTATGGGAACTCTGATGTTGAACTTACTGATACTAGTGAGTCCTTTGGTCTCCCTGCTACTGCTGATCTTATGTTTGCCCTTATTAGCACAGAAGAGTTGGAAGGATTAGGGCAGATTATGGTAAAACAATTGAAGAATCGTTATAATGATCCAACAGTATTCAAGCGTTTTGTTGTTGGTATTGACCGTGCCAAGATGAGACTTTATGATGTAGAACAATCTGCACAGAAAGACATACTTGACAGTGGACAAGAGGAGGAGTATAATTATGAAGAAAGCAAACCTAAAAAATCATTCGAAGGATTTAAGTTTTAAATATGGCAACTATCGAACCTAATAAGTATATTGAATTTGTTCGTCAAACCACCAGTCCGGCAAGTAGTGAATATCCAAAACTTGTTGAACGTTTGAATGAACTGGAAGGACAGGGTGCTGATGTTTCTCGTCTGATGACTGCGGCATTTGGTATGAGTGCTGAAGCAGGAGAGTTTACTGAGGTAGTCAAGAAGATTTTTCTTCAAGGCAAACCTTATACTGAAGAGAACATCTTTCATATGAAGCGTGAACTTGGAGACCTGTGTTGGTATCTTGCACAAGCATGTATGGCACTGGATATTACATTTGAGGAAGTTCTTGAAATGAACTATCAGAAACTGAGTGCTCGCTATCCGGAAGGTGCTTTTGATGTTTATCGCTCAGAAAACCGTGTTCAGGGCGATTTGTAATAAATATTTCAAAAAATATGTCTATTCTTGGAAAAAGAACGGGAAGACCAATAAGTAGAATTCAATTTAATTCAATTCTCAAAAAATTTATAGTTTTCTTAAAAAGAGAATTAAGTTTGACTATTGATATTCCTTATATTCTCATTGATGATCCCGATTTTTCAAAGAAAAATAGAGCATTTGGTATGATGAATAGTGATGGCATTGTTTACATTAGTATTATTAATCGCCATCCATTAGACATCTTAAGAACCGTTGCTCATGAGTATGTTCATTACAAACAATCTATTAAACGTGTTGCAATGAACCCAAATCCTGGCAGTCCTTCAGAAAATGAGGCAAATGCAAAAGCAGGAGAAATTATAAGGAAGTATGGGAAACTTCATCCAGAATTATTTGATCTAATATCCATTAGATGATTTAATTCTTTTACTGGGGAATTAGCACAGTTGGTAGTGCGCCTGCTTTGCAAGCAGGAAGTCAGGAGTTCGAGTCTCCTATTCTCCACTTTTTAAACTGGCACAAGGTGTCATGTCAGATCCAGTATTATGCATTATCATACTGGCATGACCACAAAACCTCAAATGAAAAACACACACCTCGAACACCCCGAAGATTCCATTCTGACTGGTGATCTGTCAGTACTGGATTGGTTTGTGACTCCTGGACACCTTTCTGTAAAGATTGATGGAAGTCCTGCAATTGTGTGGGGTACAAATCCTGCCAATGGAAACTTTTTTGTTGGAACTAAATCAGTATTCAATAAGGTGAAAATCAAAATCAATCATTCGCATGAAGAGATTGATGTGAATCATGAAGGTAGGGTAGCAGACATTCTTCATGTTTGCTTTGATTGGTTACCTCGCACGGAATGCATCTATCAGGGCGACCTTATTGGGTTTGGTGGACTTTCTGAATATACTCCCAACATCATCACTTATAAGTTTCCTGAGGTAGTTTCTCAAAACATTATCATCGCCCCTCACACTTGCTATTATGCTGAGAACGATCTTCGTGATGCTGTGGCAATGCCTGATCGTGCAATCTGGTATGATACTGAGTCGGTCAAGTTTGTGAAACCTGAAGCATCCATTGTGTCTGGTGCTGAGCATTTTGAAGACCTTGAAGAGATTTGTGAATTTGCCAAATGTATCTCTGGTGCTGTACAGTTTGCCACTCCCAAAGAGTCTGTACAACTGAAGAAAGATCTCAATGCTTGTATTCGTGAAGGTAGGGAGATTAATCCTGATGACTTTGAAAACAAGAATTTGATTAATTTCTGGAACTTGGTAAAGTCTATCAAGGAGGATGCTTTGTACGTCTGCCGTAACAATGGTCCCGAAGCATATATTGGGAATGATCGAATTGATGCTGAAGGTTATGTGATGACCAATGACTATGGTATGTTCAAACTAGTCAACCGTGAGGTGTTCTCTCATGCTAATTTTACAATGCAAAAGAACTGGTAGTCATAAATATAAGTATATTTTATTGTTTATGAGCACTTTGAATACGGAAAATTGGAATAGGAAATGAAAAGTTTTTCGAAATTTATAACCGAAGCAACCAGCAGAGCAGTTCAACAGGCGACTCGTATGGGTCTTGTCACTGATGGACATGGTGGATGGTATGAAAGAGGCACAGGAGAATTTAGTGCCAAAACTGTTCAGGGACAATTAAAGTTTTATAATAAGCGTCAAGTTGTTGGTGGAAAAGATTCTGCTCAAACCGAACAGGAGAAAAATCTTTCTCAAAAATCTTATGCACAACCTGCTCCTCAGCAACAAGCACCACAAGAACCAGTTCCACAAGAACAAGTTCCAGTAGATCAGCAACAAGTTCAAGAACCAGTTGCACAAGAACCATTTACTTTACCACCAGTTGAAAAAACTTTGGGAACTTTAACAATTGCTTTCGGACGTTTTAATCCTCCTACGATTGGACATCTTCAATTAATGGATACCGCCGCCGCTTCTGCAGAGCAAGATCAGAGCGATTATATCATCGTCCCCTCTCGTACTCAGGATGCAAAGAAAAATCCTCTTGATGCGGATACGAAGATCTCATATATGAGAAGAATGTTCCCTCAGCACAGTGAGAGAATATACAATGATGGAAATATGAGAACCATTTTTGATGTGCTCAAAAAGGCACATAATGATGGATATTCTGCCGTAAGAATTGTTGGTGGTTCTGATCGAGTCAAAGAGTTTGATAAACTGGCAAATAATTATAATGGTAATCTATATCAATTTGATAATATTGAAGTAATTTCTTCTGGTGACCGAGATCCTGATGGAAAGGGTATTGAAGGAGTATCTGCTTCAAGAATGAGACTTGCCGCCGCAGAAGGTGACTTTAAAACTTTTCGTGGTGGACTACCTCCGGAAGTTGCTAGAAAGGAAGCAATGGAACTCTTTAGTGTACTTCGCCAATCTATGGGAATTGAAGAAGTTCAGCAAGAAGAAATAAATGTTTGGGAAGTTGCTCCTAAATTTGATGCTCATACATTGCGTGAAAATTATATTTCAGAGAAAATTTTTAATATTGGTCAATTAGTGGAAAATCTGAATACTGGTATTATTGGAAGAATTATTCGAAGAGGTACTAATTACTTGATTTATGTGACCGAAGGTGGAATGATGTTTAAATCTTGGATTAAAGATTTGATGGAAACAAAGAAATATACTGAAGTTAAAATGGATAGTGAAATGAGAGAACCAGGAAAACCAAATACATTGGTTGGAACTCTTGGTGCATTTAAACATTACGCAAGTAAAACTCCCGGAGTAGTTGGTACTGGTGCAGAGAACTTACAACCAGGTGGAAATGCTTATGGAATTAATTTCATAAATAAGTATAGAAAAAAGTAAGTATTAGATCTTCCAATGACTACTAAAATTTTTGAGGAACTTCCTTCCAGAGATAATAGACCATCACCAGCAGGCGGACAAGGACCTACTGACATAAAGGCAAAGATGGAGAAGAAAGTTCGTCAGGCAGTTTACGATATTCGCTATCGTGCAAGAAGAGAGGGCGTAGATATCAAACAAGCATATTCGCAATATATGCAAAATAGTAGTCTAAATGGTCAGGAAAGAAATATGGTAAAGGCAAAGATTTTTGGTACTGGAATGAGAGAAGATTATAATATTGGAGAATTTGCTTCGAGTTCAGTTGCAAATGCCCTTTTTAAAGTTTTTGTTGAAGGCGTAGAAGAAGAACCTACTCTTGGTGAGGAATATCTTCAAGAACTTAGAAATGGGTCTGATAGGAAGTATAAAGTAAGAGTGACCGATAAAAACGGAACTTCTTATGTTCGTTATGCAACTCGTGATAAGATTAGTGATCTTCGTGCCAATCCAAATATTGAATCAGTTGAAATGACCGAGTATGGTCAACCTTATGAAGGTGAAAGGACCAAAGGAGATAGAACCGCCGCCGCTAAGGCAGGTAAGGATTATGATGGCGATGGTAAGGTTGAATCTGGCGCTAAAGAATATCGTGGATCAGTTCATAATGCAATCCAGCGCAAGAAAGGTGGAGTTCCTGACGGTAAGGATACTTCCAGTGTAAAAGAAGATCTTGATTTTTTTGAAGAAGATAAAAAAAAAGATAAAAAAGATAAAAAGTTTGATGTAATGCGTGGGAAGGGAAATACTGGTCGTGTTAAACTTTTCCCAGAAACTAGTAAAGTTAATGAGGAAGTAGTTTCTGAAACTGCAGTAAGTACCGCCCAACAAAAATTTATGGGAATGGTTCATGCTTATAAGAAAGGTGAAATGAAGAATGCTTCACCTGAAGTTAAGAAGGCAGCAAAAGAAATGAGTGATACTGAAGCGAAGAAATTTGCTTCTACTAAGCATGAAGGTCTTCCAAAACATGTACAAAAGGAAGAAACTGCTTGCGATTCATCAGTACCTCAAAGAGATACTAGAGGTGATTATGCAAAAACCAATGTTATTAAAAACAAACTGAGATCTGGATTGGGCGTTAAGAATCCTATTGTAATGGTTTCTAATGAAGAAGATGTTAAAGAAGGTATGGGATTGAGTGTTGGAATTTCCAAACTTGCCGGACAACTTAATGCAAATCCAAGAACTTCTGCCGAAAAGGGTGCAAAGGATTTTCAAAAGAATGTTGCAGATCCAATTGGTAAAGTGGTAAAAGGTGCTGCACGTGCAGTTGTTCAACCTGCAAATATGTCTCCTGAAGCACAGAAGGCAAGAAAGGATAAGTATAGACCCGAAGAGGTTGAATTTGAAGGTGAGGTTATTGATGAGAGACGGAGGGAAGATAAGGGAACTCCAAGAAAACCCCGTGATAAAGCATTTGAATTAGTTTCTAAGTCTATGGGTACTTCTAGAATGGGAGTTCAACCTAGAGGAGAGAAAAAAGAACCAGGCAAAAAACCACCTTCTGCTGGTGAACGTGGTTCTGAAAGACGTTCTCCTGAGCAAATTGTAAAAAATAATCGTGCGATTAGGAAACAAGGACAAGAAAACATGAGTTCAAGGTTCGATTGATCTAAATAATCCAGGTTTCATTCACACGAGGTTATTATGTCAATCGCAGCAATCATCGCTTGGGCAACTGCCAATCAAGCACTTATCGCAACTGTTCTTTTCGCAGTTTCAGAAGCACTTGGTGCAAATCCTAAGGTCAAGGCAAACGGTATTCTTTCACTTATTCTTATTCAAGCACAAAATGCTCTGAAAGCAAAGGGCGCTAAAGATATTACTCCTTGAGTTTTTAATCACAATTATATAAAGGAGACCAAAACTAAAGGTCTCCTTTTTTTATAAATATTACTAGAAAAGCATTATAGGTAAAGAATATGGCTCTTTGGGGCATTTCAACAGCATCCGAAACTGCGGCGAGCAAGTACGCCATTCCAAAATTCCAACTTGAGACTGATCGTAACACAAGTCCTTGGAATACTTTCGCAGATGTACGTGGTTGGATTCAGAGAAGATATAAAACAAAAGAAAATTCTGGACTTTCTACTCGTTATTTCGATGAAGTTTTAGTTCCAGTTGTTGGATTGAATAGTACTGGTAATTTGGGGGGAACCACTGGTATTGGTACTGCCGGTCCAGTTGCGGTTTTCTTTGAAGATCCTAACCAAGCATCACCAATTTCTGTTGGTGGTGGTGGAACTACTGGAATTGCTACGAATACTACTGGTTATGTTCATGTAGTATTCAATGAACTTGTTTTTGCTGGTGCAGGATCAACAGTTCTTATTCGCACATTTGATGCAAACGATGCTAACGAATCAACAGCAATCGTTGGAACTGCAGCATCAAATACTGGTACTCAGTATGCTTGGGCAGGACCTGCTGCGAATCATGGATCTCCAAATGTTTATACAAATTTCAACGGTCAGATCACCAATAGAGTGGCGTTTGCATTCACTTCACCAAGTACTCTTCTGACTGCAAACGTTGCAATTTCAACAACATTAACCACATCTGGACAAACTGTTGCGATTGGTGGAACTAACATTTTTGTTGATTCGGTAGCAGGTGTTTCTATTGGAAGTTCCCTCACAGTTGCAGGTAAACTCACAAACGTTCCTATTGTTGCTGTTGGAACTACTTCTGTTCAGATCGGAAC